TTGAACGAAAACTCTATATGACTGGCACCGGTGCTTGGCACAACAAGTGTGTGCCGAGCAATACGGTTTTGGTTACTTTCGTAGCCAACGACCGCAGACTTTCCACTAGACCCTTTTGCGTAGAATGCCGGCGTTGATAAAGTTACTTCTGCCATATTAGCCTCCCGTCCAGCGGACACTCATATTTCCGTTCGTTCTTGGTATAAAGCTGAAGTTTTTGATGTCCAGCTGCTCCTGCACTTGAAGATTTGTTGTCTCCATCTCGGTTGGCGTAATCTGCGTTGTAGGCTCATCGTTTCCCCCGGTAAAAGCAACTTTCTCCTCCGAGATCTCAACGCCCATGCCTGTGGCGCTATTAAAGATCGTCATTCCGTTTTCATCAAAGCGGAATTTTTCAGTCAGTTCTTCCACAGAAGATCTATCGGCTTTTTGGGATACATCAGAGGTTATTTTTTGAATGGATATCTCCACCGAAGACGATTTGACCTCCAGCGCAGCTAATTTGCTGGCAGTTTCTTCCGCTTTCGTCTTCGTTTCTGAAACCGTCAGCTCCAAGCTTTCCGTTGTCTGTTTTACGGTGGAAGATTCCTCCCGTACCTCTTCAAGAGATATGGTGGTCTCTTCCATTCTGGTGGAAATCTCCCCCAAGGTTGCCTTAATTTCTGTGATCCTTCCCTGCAGCTGATCCACAGCATTTTTGCTGAAAATAGAAGATGGAGCTGATCTGCTACTGGCACCGGAGCTCTTCAACGTTACTAACGACCCTGTTCTATTTTCGGAAAATGCGATCGTCTTGTACTCCTTGTCGCCAACTTGAAAAGAAAAGACATCTCCGGCTTTCACCTTCATTCCATCTTCCCACAGTTCAACCTTTGCCGGCGTGTACGTCAGCCCAAGGATCTTTCCTGCAATGTTTTCAATTGCCGGAAGGATCTCTTCTTCAGAGAAGGCAGCCAATAGCGGATTTCGCAGGATCTCATATGTTTCTCCCTCCACATCCGGCCAGCGCGTTCCGATATCCTCTTCGGTCTGCTTCACAACAACTCGTGCAATCGGTTTCGTACAGTAGTCTTCCACCGAGGCCTTTTTCACATCAGCCGTCAATGCTCCACGATCTGTCAATTCCCCAAAAACAAGAATCCCATTCTCGTTCATGATGGCAAAGCAGGCATTGGCCTCACAGATCCACTGCAGCAGTTTTCTGGCCGTGACGGATGCGATAAATCGCTGAACCTGATGCTCTCCGTTGATGAGCTCCGTGCTCCCGTCTATTTCAACTCCACAATAATCAGCCGTCATCTGTAGAAGCTGGTTTATGGTATATGGCCATTCGGTCAGCTCCGCTAACCAGATGGAAATGTCAACATCAAATCTGGTCATGCGGTCGTGCGCCGAAAACTTCATCGCATAAGGAGAAGACCGTTTCGCAGTCGTGCAGATGAATCTGCCTATTTTCTCACGGGTTCCGTCCTGATCCACCTCGTAATAGTCAAACTCATCCCCAACAGACATTTGTATCTCAGCGCTTTTCTCAATGACGGAAACATCGACAGTTGCCGCGCAGGCACTTCCGTAAAAGAAGTCAGTGGTGGAAACGGCCGTCCTTCTGTAGCTTAACGATTTGATGGCAGGAAGCTCACCGGTTCCGGAAAAAACCTCGCTGCCATCCTTCAAAACAATCAAGCTTCTTTTCATGGGTCACCTCAGCACGCAATGATATTAAATGACAGGCCGCCCCAAAGCCCTGTTACGGCATTCTGCCAAGTCAGGCTGTACTTGGATCTGTAGCATTTCGTGGTCTCCTGCACGCTGGGATCTGTCCTTGATGGATGCGTAAACATAAAGGTTTCCTTATCCGGAAAAAGCGATTCGATGTAATTCTTCTCTTCGGTCGTTATTCTGGAATAAGAGAACCCCCACGTCGGTACTTTATAGCGCAAGACAACACGGTGCATAAATCCGGACTGGTCTCTTCCGGATTCTGAGGAATCCAGATCCTCATAGCTGAGCTTCACACCGGCATCCGGGCAAAGCATCGGTTTCCCATCGATCAGAAATAAATCCGTCGTTTTCATGTTCACCCTCCCCTGACGATGCGCTCCGCCACATTGTAGCGTGCTGCCGCTTCGCCGATGGTCGTATCGCCAATTTCAATGCTCATAACAGCGGCCAGGATTTGCTCCTGCACTGCCACACTCGCCTGAAAACCTGCCATCATTCCACCAACCATATCGCTGACCTCTTGACGGAAAGCCTCCTGAATCGTTGCCAGCGGCGCCTCAATATTGGTACCGTGTCGCTGATCGCCCAGCATGGCCAAAAACGGTGCGTTGGGCGGAATGACTGCGCCGGACGCCAGCTCAGGGATTGGGATTTGAAGATTAGCTACATTTATTGGCTTTACATTCAAATCAAATGTCTTTCCGCCAATCCCCGGAATCCAGTCCGGTATCGTAAACTGTATTGCATTCAGCTTCACCAGCAACTTATTCAAGCCAACACCGAATGACATCAAAAGCACATTTAGCGTTTCTATCGATCCTATGATCCAGTCGTCCAGCGCCTTTTTTATGGTCCCCAGTGCTCCGGAGAAATCACCGGAGAACACTTGCCGTATAAAAGCTGCCAAATTCGTGAACGAATCGATTCCCTTTCCCAGCTCACTATCGATCACCGAAGCGATCGTTTCCATGTTAAGCTTGAACAAATCTCTCAGGTCATTAAGCAACGGCTCGCAGATGCGGTACGCTTCTCCAATGACCCAGCCCAGATCATCAAAAGCCTTCGTGATCTCCGGGTTCTTTTCGTTGACGGTAGCTGCAAATCTGGAGAATGCGCCACCCAGACCGTCCACGAAATCTGTGGCAATTCCACCTAAGTACTCCCATATTGGTTTCGTGTGTTCGTGAAAAGCAGTAAGCGCAGAATCGGTGGCCGAAACGATTGCTTCCAAGAAATCAAACGCCTCAGTCAGCGTGTCTACGGATGTCGGCGCAAAGTCTTCAATGAACCACGTTGCCAGCGGCACCAAAACATTGTTGTACGCATCAGCCAAAGCTTTGTTTATCGTATCCGATAAATTTTTATTCGCCTCTTCAAGATTTTCGGTCGATTTTGTCAGCTTGCTGTAGTCGATCTTCTGCAAAGGCTCCAGAACCTTCCGGAATTTCTCGACTGCTTTTGCCGCACTTTCATAGCTTTCCTTACTGGTTAGTCCATAGTTATAGTTGGGAGAAGAGGATCCGCCACCGGATCCGGAGGATTTATCCTGAAGGACGGTAATCTCATCAAAGCCAGCAAGTGCTTTCTGTGCTTTCGTGGCACTGGATGCCATGCTGTTCATCTGCTGCGCCTGCTGCTTCATGGAAGATATGCTCTTGCCGGTAAGCAAGGAATAGAAATTGGATAGCCAGCCGAATGCATCCGCAATCGCGTTCGTCAACACAGCAAAGGCTTTTGAGAGCGCATTTACCAGCGGCGCAGCCGCCACGGATGCAGCGCCCTTCAGATTGTTGAGCGCAGTCTTCATCTCATTTGTGGAGGATATAGCGCCCCACAGAGTCCTCGTAAGGGAAGAAAGACCCGAGCTTATGACATTGAAAAACAGAGCGCCGCTTACGATAGAGGACAGCCGGGTACCAAATCTGCCTGTCGCTTTTCCCAGCTTATCGGTACTCTTGGTAGAATCGGAAATGGCAGCAGTATATCTGGCCTGATTCTTGGCCGCACGCTCCTCCGCTGTGACTTGTCTTCGGGCTGCAGCTTCTGCCGCCCTCGCACTTTTCTCAGCTTCACGCCTCGTTCTTTCCGCAGCCTTCTCCTCTTCATCCGCCTGCCTTCTTGCCGCATCCGCAACCTCAATCTCCAGCCTGCGCCGGGCATCCGCCATCTGATCGTAAAGCCTTTCCTGCTTTGCTCCCAGACGTTCCGCATTCCTGTCATCGTCCAGATATACCGCTTCCTTAAGCAAATCAGATACCGTTGCAAACTGGATCTCCAAGCTCTGCAGTCTGGCCCTCGCCATTTCCACCGACTTAGAGAAACCCACGTTCATTGATGTCTCGATCTGTTTGGCTGCTTCGCTTGCTTTCGAAGCCATAGCGGCAAACTGGCTTTTTACTTCACCGGTACCCTTGTTAAAGCCTTCAGTATGCATTCTGGTGTCAATCAAAACAGTACCGTCTGCTTTAATAACATTCACGGAACCACCTCCGTTTGCAGGTTAACTGCAATTACAAAAATTTAAGTATATTGTCCTTCTCTCTGCGGACCTCTTCCGACTCTACCGTTTGGAAGTCCACGAGAGCCTTATTGTCTCTGTAAAAATCCTGCTCCCATTTCTCCAACTTCTGTCTCTTGGACCTTTTCTGCCGAATATGAATCATGGCAGCAAGACGGCCTTCGCCGATGCTCATGAACCAGCCGAACACCGTCCACCAGTGCAGCTGCGGATCCAGCCGTATTTCCCTTTTCGCCACATTGTTGATTTCCGCCACGATTATGGATGCATCCTGCTTCCAGTCGATCAGTTTTGGCTTGGATCTGTCAGCTTTCTGTCCGCAGTCAATGAAGGCAGCAGCCTTTTCCAAAGCTTCCTGAATGTGCTCTCCGGGCATGTCTTTCCATGTGGGGAACATGACCATCAGCATATACATGGCCTTCCCCACTTCGTCCACCTCCGGATCGGCGCACACCTCCAGAACATCCACCACCGCCCTCCATCCGTAGCGAATGGGATAGCCCACCTCCCCGACAGTCAGGGAGGTGGGCAGGTCATAAGCGTTCACTGGTACCGTGCGGCATACCGTGCCGCCAGGGATTCCATGGCATTCTTTCTCTTTTCAACAGCAGGCTTCACTGCTTCGTTGATGGTGTTGATCAGGAGCACTGCGAACATCTCGCCATCCTCCATGAGGGATGTGGCAGACACCATTCCGAAAACGCTCTTTCTGGCATCATAGCCCAGCATATAGCAGATCCGTTCCTCCATCTCATCGTTCATCCGCAGCATATCTTCCATGCTTGCGTTCTCTGGGATGCTTTTACCCATTTCCTTCAGGTGCTCGGAAACCTCGGCGCAGCGCGCCGCCAGTTTCACATCTGCAGGATTCAGGCGGAAGGAGGAGATCACATTCCCCTCCTCGTCCCGGAAATAAAAGTTTACAAGGGAAGACCCTATGTTTACATTGATATCAGCCATGGTGATTCCTCCTTATTACTGGGCCGTGAACGTCTTGGTCTCGGGATCGAAGGTGCCTACCGTTCTGTTGCCAGCAAAGCGGATCTCAAAAGGCACCTTCACACCGGAGGTATCGCCGCCATAGCTCGTGGGGATCACGACCACATCCTCACGCACGGCGCGAATCACAGTAGGCTTTCCACCGTCCTCGCCGGGCTTCAGCAGCACTTCCACATAGGAGGTCTTGCATTCGTCGCCGGACTTGCGGAGCATAGCGATCTCCATGATCTTCTCGGTCAGAGCATCGTCGTACTCATAGTAAACGGGGTCTGCAGTACTGGTAGCTTCGTAGCCGTTGTGCTTCACAGAATTCTC